CTTGGTCGTGGCGATCCCGGCCTGGGTGGTCGCGGTCGAGGCGCTGCCGGCGGCAGCGGTGGCGGAGCCGGCGGCCGCGGTGGCCGAACCTGCGGCCTCCCCTGCCTTGGTCGTGGCGATCCCGGCCTGGGTGGTCGCGGTCGAGGCGCTGCCGGCGGCAGCGGTGGCGGAGCCGGCGGCCGCGGTGGCGCTGGCGCCAGCTGCAGATGCGGAAGCCTGAGCCTGCAACATCGCAGTCTGGGCCGCGTCAAGCGCCGGGGCCGGATTCAGGTTGGCGATCGCATCCAGGGTGCAGGCGTTGTTGGGCACCTGCGCCGTGACCTCCAGGCGTCGGCCGCCGGGCGGCTGCGCGCGGAAGGTGTAGATCGAGCCCTGGGTGCCAAGGCCGGTGGGCGACGGCGCATTCGGGAATAGGTTGAGCGTGGCGATGCCGCTCGCGTCCGTGACCGCCGACACGTCCTCGGAGATCACGAAGCCCTGGTACACCTCAGGGATGTCCAGGCGCGCAGTGACGCGAACGCCGACGTACGGCTGGCCATCGGATCCCACGAGGGTGACGGAAACGGGTACGGTCGGAGTCGTCATAACGTGCTTACGCGAGAGGGGTCATGGCAACGCGCAGCTCGCCGCGTGCGCGGCCGCGGGTCGCTTCAGCGGCAGCCTTGCGGACGCCGGCCTGGAACTCGCTCAGGCGGCGCATGGCCTGGGATTCATCCGTGTACGCCTGGCCAGGCGTTGCGTGGATGCGGTACAGCGCGCCGGCGGCGATGATCTCGACCCAGTTCTCGTACAACACGTCATCGAGCTGGGTGGCCGACCGCTTGGGCTTCAGGGACGCCCGCACCGTCAGGGCCTGGGGGGCCTCGGTGTCGGGGATGGGGTAGACGCCGATCTGGCCGGAGCCGATCGGGAAGTACTCACGCGGGTCGCCCTTCTGCACCGACTGGCCAGGGATGTCCTGGCGGTACGCCTGCACGTTGCTGACCCGGCTGCTCGCCGCGGGATCCAGTTCCTGATCCTTGAACCAGACCTTCTCGGGCTGGACCACGACCATCTGGGCGCTGGGCGCGTACAGGTCGTAGGCGGGCTGGCTGGCCAGCACGTCGATCGGGTCGAGCGTGTCCTGCAGCAGCTTGGTCTGCTCGCAGAACTCGATGGCTGCGTCCACCAGGGCGCGGCGCGCGGTGGGCTTGGGGCAGCCCATCGCCCAGGGCATCACGTACGGCAGGAACACCGTCAGCGCTTTCACTTCGCCCCCGCCGGCACGCCGGGGTTCAGCGGCAAGGTTTCCTGGTTCGGGTTCTGCGAGCCCAGGTTCTGGGTGTTGGCGCCGATCGCGCTGGAGAACGCTTGGTAGTGGGCGACCGCCCGAGCCGCCTGCTCCTGCATCTCCGAGTCCTTGGCGAAGCACCGGTACAGGACGTAGTCGACCAGGGCGTTCTCGAAGATGTCGCTGATGGTGATCGCGCCTGCCAGGCTGGCGATGGCCGCCGGCACTGCGGAGTACGTCGCCTCGACGTAGCCACTGCCGTTACTGGGCGGGTACACGTAGTACTGGAGCGGCACGCGCGGGTCGTAGACGTAGTGCTCGACCGCTGCCACCTTCGGCTCGGCGTGCCAGTCGGGCGACAGCGCGTCCAGCTGCTCGCCGGAGATGATGGTGACGACCGAGCCCGGGGTCAGCCCGTCGACGCCCATGTTGCGCTGCAGGCGCAGCAGCATCACCGCGTCCGCCGTGGCGCCGGCACCAAGGATCTGACGCGTGCCAGAGGCCAGCTGCACTGCCTTGGTGACCGTGCAAGCGTCCGGCTTGGCGATCACGATTTCCTTCTGGCCGGCGTTGATCCAGCCCAGGATCTCGGGCAAGGTCCAACGCGTGTTGCCCGCGTCCTGGAGAACCAGGATCGCCTTGTCTGCAATCGACTGCGCCAGGACCGAGGGCATGGATATGGATGTGAAAAGGCCCGACCTAGGGCCGGGCCAATTCTATCGTGCTTACGTGCTTACTGCAATCAGGCCACGATCAGGAGCGCCAGGGCCGCGGACTGCACGACCTTGTAGCCGTAGACGTTCAGCGAGCGGATGTAGTCGCCGAAGTCGTTGGGGTTGCGCAGCGTCTCCATCTTGGTCATCTGCGAGGCGAAGGCGATGGCCGACTTGTGGCCAGCGATGATCGCCCGGCGCTTCAGGCCGGAGGTGGAGGTGATGCTGTTCTCGCTACCGTCACCCGACAGCCAGGGGGTGTTCGTGCCGCTCACGGCCTTCGGCAGCTGGTTGCTGACGTAGATCTTGAAGCGGTCGATCGAACCGATCAGGCCGTTGCGGACCGGCGACTTGTCGTCACCCATGAACTGCGCCTGCGCCAGGTTGGACTGCAGCAGCAGCGTGCGGGTGTACGGGTCGATCACCAGGTAGCGGTCGCTGTCCGGCACGTTCTGCTCGTCGAGCACCGAGGCCAGTTCCAGCACCTTCTGCAGCACGTTGGCCGCGGTCAGCGCCACCGGGGCGGTGTCGGTGCCCAGGTTGTAGGAGGCGGACTTCGCGCCGGCGGTGGCGCCCTGGTTGGCGGCCGCGGCCTGGTTGAACGTGTTGTACAGCACGTTGGAGTCGATGGCGATGCGCATCTGCTCCGCGGCGTCCGCACTGAACATGTCCATCAGGTTCGGCTTGGCCTGGTAGTCCAGGACATCGTTCACCTGGAAGGCAAACGCCTTGCCCTTGTCGATCACCATCTCGATGGTGTTCGGGGTGGGCACCTGATAGGTCAGACCCGAGCCCACGGTGTAGTTGGTCACCGTGATGGTCGGCGGGTTCTGGATGATGATCTTGTCACCCATGCCCGAGATCTCGCCTTGCCAGTCGGTGTTGGCGATGTCGCCGAACACGCTGGCCGCGTAGAACTTGGCGTTCAGCTTCGCCGACCAGACGGCGGGGATGAACGTGCCCGAGTAGGCAGGGTTGGTGTTGAAGGGTGCGGCAACGGCAAAGGTTGCGGCAGGGGTCACAGTCGACATGGCAGACTCCTCTCAAGGACCGTGCTGCCATGTCGGGGACGGGGGTGTCTTACCTCACACGACCCTCAGCGATGGCAGCGTTGTAGAACGCTTCCTTGGTGAGGCGCTCCTGGTCACGACCACGCCACTTCCCTCGCGCCACGTCGTTGTAGAACGCCGTGATCTCGCTCTGCGGAACGAGCTGCGCTTGGGGAGCCGGCGGGGGCGGCGGAGAACCTGCACCTCGGGGACTCGGGGACTCGGAGGGCGGCGTTGCCGGCGGCGGGGGCAAGGTTGCGATGAACGCCTTGAAGACGTTGGCCGCACGATTCGCATCGTTCTTGGCCTGGGCAGCATCCAGGGCTGCCTGGCGCGGGACACCGTAGATCGGGTCCGCCTCGGCCAGGAAGGCCAGGAACTCCTGGGACGCATTGACGCGGAGCCAGTCGGGTACGAGCTGGGTCAGCTTCTCGAAGAACGCTTCTTCGGCCGTCTGCGCCACTGCCTGGGACGTGCCCTGCAGGGTCTGCTTCAGCGCCTCCACTGCGCCCTCGATGGCTGCGAACCGCTGCTCGATCGCCTGACGCGCTGCGGTCAGGTACGCCTCGGTCGTGCGCTGCACCATCGAAACCATGTCCAGGCCGAAAGCCTCGACATCCTTCGGGTCAGCCGCCGGCTGCGGAGCGGGAGTCGGCGCGGGCGGGGGCGGCGCTGAGACCTTGGCGCGGAGGGCTTGCACTTCGGCTTCCAGCGTGCCGACCTTCTCGGTCAGGCCGCGGTGGATGCCTTGCAGAGTGCGGTACTTCTGCTCCAGGGTGGGGTCTTGCGCCGCCGGCGCCGGCGCCGCTGTGGGCATCGGAGCGGGCGGGGTCGGAACTGCTGCAGGCGCCGGGACTGGAGCTGCGGGCGGCGGCTCTGCCGGTGGGGTTACCGCCTGGGGCGGCGTATTCACTTGGGCGAGCGTCGCTTCCGCGCGTGCCAGTTGTTCCTGGGCTTGTCGTGGCAGTGCCATTCCTGATCCTGTGATTCAGGTTGATAGACCCGGCTGCTTGGCGTCAGCCGGGAGGAAACCTCAGCCTCTAGGGCTGTTTGCGCTTGCAGGCCCCCTCGATCGCGTCGAGCACTCGGGTCGCGCCTTGTGCGCGATAGAGGGCTTCGGCGGCCGGGTTGCCTTTGAGCACCTTGATCTCGTTGTCCTGCTGCCGCTTCAGCCATCCCAGGAACGCCGGGTTCATCCCCAGCTGCTCGAAGACGTGCTGTTCGTCGGCAGACAGTTGCATTGGCGCGAAGTATATCTGCTTACGTGCTTACGTCAAGCGGCGCGCATGATGATTCCTCGATCCTCGCGCGACAGCTCGGAGAACGGCTCGCGGCTCCAGCCACCGCACGACATGCAGCGGTAGCGCGCGTACACGTTTGCGCCGGTGCGCGCGTAGCCGCGGCGCTGCAGGTGGTGATGGCCGCAGTTCGGGCAAACGGGGATGCCGGGCGTGTCGTACACCCCATGGTTCGGGTGCGACCTCACCCAGGGCATGAGCCGGTCGTACACCTTCTCCAGCAGCACCACGTCCTGCTTGTTGTATGCCTCCATCAGCTTCCAGGCTTCGGGGTCTCCGGCCATGCATTGGGTCCAGAGCGCGTGCCCTGGATGGCGGACCTTGTTACCGAGGCCGAGGGCCTGGGCCACGTAGTCGAGCTTGTTCGAGGGGAACTTAAACTGGCCGCGCGCGGTGCGCAGTAGGTCAACCTGCTTGTACGGGGCCGGCGGGTGCATGCCCGCCTGCACGAACTCTTTGTTCAACGTGGGCAAGTCGAACCGGGTTCCGTTGTAACTCACGACCACGTCGGCTTGGTCGAGCAGCTTGTGGGCGCGCTTAAGCATCGCCTTCGGCTTGGATCGGTGCACCGAATCGAACATGACCTCCGACTCGCGCCACCACTTGGCCGCCCAGCACAGGACGTAGCCGGCCGCCTGGATCTGATTGATCCCGACGTTCTGTTCGTACAACCCCCAGACGTGCACCAGGTTCGGGGCCGTCTCGATGTCCAGCAACAGGATGTTCACCCCAGCTCCTTGATCCAGTACACGGTGCCGTCAGCGCCCCAGCGGACGCCCGGCTCGTAACTGCGGTAGCCGAGGGCAATGAAGTTGTTTGCCGAGGGCGGGTTGTTGTAGGTGCTGGAGATCAGCCGCCCCCATCCCAGGTCTCGGGCCTTGCGTTCGCAGGCGCGCATGAGCCGACGCTGCAGGCCCAGGCCGCGGTGCGAGGGCATGACGCCCACGCGTGAGATGTAGCCGGTGTACTCCCAGCTCTGGACGTGCTGGAGGCCGACGAACGCAACGGGGATGCGGGCATCGGTGGCCAGCCACCAGAAGCCCTCCTTCGGGCTAACCTTCTCGTCAGCCGGGAATGTCTCCTGCTGTAGACGCGCCAGCGTTAATGCGTGCCTGGCGCCGTCGACCTCGGTGATGCGCACCTGGGTCATGGCGCAGCCCGATCAGCAGGGCTTCTTGCCCGGCGGGAACTTGCCGCCCTTGCCCGGAGGCATCTTGTCTTTCTTCGGCGGGAACGGCGGTGCTTTCTTCGTGGCCATGGCGGCTCCTTTCAGGCGGGGGTCGGCGAGAAGTGGTCCGAGACCGGGCTGCCGTCCTGCAGCTGCTCACCGCTCGGGTCGGGTTGCTGCTGCATGGCGCCCATCTGGATCTGGCGCAGGCGCAAGGTGGAGGGCGCCGGCACGACCGAGTCGGTGTCCATGTCCAGGCTCTTGGCCACCTGGCGCAGGACCGCGGCGCGGCCCTCGACGCCCATGATCTGCAGGTCGATCGGGTTGGCCGTGCGGGCCAGGAACTCCGTGCGACGGACCTGGGCAGCCTCCTTGGCCGTCAGCGACATGGCGCCGCGGGCGACGATGTTCAGGTCGCCGCGCATGTCGGCGTTGAACTGGATCTGGTGCTCGTACTCGCGCTCGACGCTCGGGCCGATGACGCGCATGTCGATGCTGGAGATCAGCTGCTTGGTGATCTTGCTGGCGTTGCCGATCATCATCGACAGTCCGCTGGCCGTGCGCCCTGCCCCGGGCGTGCCCTCGGTGCCGGTCATGTACCGCGGGATGCCGCTGTACTCGTCGGCCATCATCGAGAACTTCTCGTAGACGGCCATCAGCTCCTGCGCGTGGGAGTCGGGCTGGAAGAAGTTGATCGCCTTGGCCGTCGAGCCCATGGGATCGGACGTGGTCTGCCAGATCTTCCACGGGTACATCGAGGTGATCGTCTCGCCCTGCGCCAGGCGCTGCACGTTCACGTCCACCTGCGGGCCGGAAGCGATGCCCAGGTTGTTGGCCAGCGCGCGGGCGGCGCTGTTGCACATGTCCTGGCAGTCGCGCACCAGGTCGAACAGGCAGTTGTGCCAGAACGCGCCCGGCACGCGAGAGAACCCGTCGGCGTAGTACGGCCGGCGACCCAGCGGGTCCGGGTTGACGACGGCCTTGATGACCCAGCTGCCAACAAGCCAGGCTTCGACCTGGTACTCCTTGGCCTCGTCGGGCACCTGGCTCTCGTCCATGCCCCACTGGCGCAGCATCTTGCCGCTGACACTGCCCCAGTACTGCAGGGCGTCGATCAAGTCCGAGCCCATGAGCGACAGCGGCGCGGTGTCGCGGCCCTCGGCCGTGGCCTTCTCCGCGTCGATCTGCAGCCACTCGCGCAGGCCACCGGTGCCGTAGGCAGCCAGTACGGCCCGGATGTTCTCCTCGTTGTAGCCCTCGACGCCGATGAGGGCGGACAGCTCGCCGCGCTCCAGCTGGTGGCGCTCGATGAGGAAGGCGTCGTTGACGCTCTTGGCCCAGGGCGCGGGGTACATGCGGAACGGATCCACGCGCTCCCACTGGCGCTTGGGCTTGGTGACGACGATCGGCTTGCTGCGGCCGCCCTCGCCCGGCGCCCAGGTCAGCACCGGCACGTTGCGCACGACCGGCCCCTTGAGGAACGCGGTCTTGAAGGTGGTCAGGTCGTCCAGGAACTCGTCCAGGGCTTCGCTCCAGCTGCCCTCGACCAGGACATCCTCGATCGAGCGCTCGGCGCGGGCCGCCTCCTGGCGGGCCAGCTCGCCCATCTGGCTCTCGGCGCGATCGCGCGCATCCTGCATGACCTGGCGGATCGCGTCGACGCTCATGGCGGCGCCGGCCATCTCGGCCTGGTAGACCATCTGCGCCACGCCCTTGACGATCTGGGACACGTCCTCGGGGGGCAGTTCGGGATTCGGGGTGGGGGTTAGGCTCCAGGGCTTCTCGGTGCCCGAGCCGATGAACACGTCCGTCAGCAACGCCTTGGCCTGGCGGGCCTTGGTGGCGAACAGCATCATGTAGATCTCGCTGCCGCCGCCGGACTTGATCTTGGTCAGCTTATCGGGGTCGTACTCCCCCCGGCGGCTGCGCACTGCGGACAGCATGTCCTGCTCGATGGTGAGCTTGGCCTGCTTGGCGATCGACCAGTGCGAGCGGATCTGCGCCGCCAGGTTGTCGATCACGGCCGGCGCCACGGCCGGCGCCTGGGGCTGGTTGGCCGCGTCGCGGGCCAGGGTCTGGGCCAGCGAGCGCATCTGCAACACGCCGCCCACGTTCACGGGCGCGGGGCCAGGCACAGCCGACGGCTGCACCGATGCGGGAACTGCCAGCCCGAGCTGCTGCATTGGGCGTTACGCCGGGCGCGAGCTGACTTCGAGGCGCAGCACGACGCCGCGCACCTCGGGGATGTCGCCGTCCTTCCAGTCGCCGTTGAGGTGCCCGCTGCCGCTGATGGTCACCTGCCCCTCGGCACAGGCATCGACCGCACCATGGACGGCCGCCAGAACGACGGGGAAGTCGCGTGCGTGCGGGCTCTGCGCCAGCATCTGCTTGCCCAGTGCCTCGGTGGCTCGCAACTTGGCGGTCGCCTTGTCGGCGGCGGAGATCGAGATGCTCCAGGTCATGGTGACTCCTAGCTTACGTGCTTACAGATTATGCCCCAACAGGCTACGTGTACGCAAACTGGTGCGGCACCACCTGGCGGGCCTTGGTGCTGCGGGACTGCTCCAGGTCGGCCCCGCCGTTGTAGTAGAGGGCCACGCACTGCACGGCGTCGGCGATGTGCGAGTAGTGGTTCTTCTCCGGCGTGGCCGTGCCGCTGGCGCCGGCCGTCTTCCTGTTGCGGTAGCCCCACTCCATCGCGTTGACGATGTGGGTGCAGGTGGGCGAGACGGCCATGCGCGGGCCGCCGTCGATCTGCTGCATCAGCAGGCCCTCGACTGCGGAGATGCGCCGCTCGATCGAGCTGGTGGAGGCCGGCACCACCTGGAACCCGCGCTTGGCGATCACCTGGGCGATGGTGACGGCGTTGGCCTCGCTGCGATGGAAGCATGCCGGATCGACCACGAACAGCACGAAGTCGTTGGGCACGTTCAGCTCGCGCAGGCGCGGCAGCAGCAGGATCTCCAGGAACCGGTCGTAGCCCATGGACTCACCCTCGGGCACGTACGCCTCCGAGAGGAAGTTCACCCGGCCCCGGGCGTCCTCCTGCGCGATCGCCGCGGCCGCCGTCAGCCCGTTGTCCGAGCCCACGATGATCCGCTTCATGCCTACGGGGATGGGCTTGAGGGCCGACTTGGTCGTGTGGAACTCCGAGCGCCAGGTGGCGCGGAACACCGGCTGGCCCAGGCCCCCGGCGCCGAACTTGTTGCGCAGGTAGACGTTGATCCAGTCCTCGGTCTTGCCCTCCACCAGGTTGGCGTAGTACGTCGGGGACAGGTTCTCCAGGTTCTCCGCCTCGGGGTTGAGCTGGCCGTCCTCCAGCAGCGCCGCCGGCTGCATGAACACCTCCATGTTGGGCGGCGGGTTGACCATCTTGTCGTGCCAGTACGTCCCGATCGGCGGCGGGTTGGTCGAGCAGATGACGCACGGGTACGTGACCCCGCCAGCCTCGACGTTGGGGAAGCGGTCGCAGCGGCCCTGCAGGCCCTCGAACACCACGCCGTCAACCTCGCGCGCCTCCTCCACCCAGGCCCCGGAGTACTCGGCCGACAGCAGCCGGCGCACGTCATCGGGGGTGTCCGCGTGCACCAGGACGAACTCGGTGTGCACGATGGTCCCGTCGGTCAGGCGGGCCTTGATCTCGAAGGTGGCGTCGGTGACACGCCAGGTGCCCAGCGCCGGCATGCCGGCCTCGACCAGGCGGGTGACGAACCAGTAGTCGATCAGCGGCTTGACCGTGGCCTTGAGCATCGCGCTCGTGTTGCGCAGCACGGCGTACTTGGTGCGCCGCACCCGGTTGACTCCGTGGGGTGCCTGCATGCAGGCCAGGGTCCACAGGGTCTGCAGGGCCGCCGTCGACTTGCCGCCGCCCACCGGGCCGCAGATCAGCTTGACGAACTTGCGGCTCGCCATGAACCGCAGGGCGGTGGGGGACGGGGTGTACTGCATCAGCTGAGCAGGTGTTCCAGCAGCACGCTGAACACGATGACCGCCAGGAACGCTGCGACCTCCCACCCCGCCAGTGGCCAGGCTGCGGCAGCGATGATGACCGCAGGGATCGCGGCGAGGGTCGAAGCGACCAGGGCAACCATCAGTCGTCTCCCAGCGCCATGGCGCCGGCTGCGGCGTCCAGCGCATTGAGCGTGGCCTGGGTGTCGTCCAGGTCGGGCACCGCCGGCAGGATCTCGGTGGGGTCGTCGGGCAGCTCCCACGCCTTGCTGGCGCTGCTGCCGAAGGGGGACTGCACCCTCGGGGTCACGTCCTCGATGTCGGCGTCGGGCAGGGCTGGCGCCGCGGGCGCGGCCTCCACCTGGGTGTGCACCGTGCCGCCGTTGATTGTCATGTGGATCACCGGCAGGTTGGCGTACGGATCCTTCTTGTCCTGCACCTGCAGGCCCTCGACCACCTTGAGGGCGACGTTCATCACCTTCTCGTACGCCTGCACCGTCTCCTCGGCACGGGCGATGTCGATCATCTCGCGGGCGAGGTTGGGCAGCTCGTCGATGAACTCCTTGCGGAACGAGGCGAGCTTGCTGGCGGAGTTGGACTGGGCGGGCGGCGTGTCCATGGTGTGGAGGGGTGCGGCCGGCGGGAGCCTCGGGACACTGAAAGGCACCACACCAAGGGAGACGAGGGCTGCACCTCCGACCGCGTGAGCATGTTAGCAGGTGCTGACGGGGTGCGCAAGGAGGACGAGGTTTTGCGGAGCTAGATCACCGACGAACGCGAGCGCCTGTACACCCGTATACATGGACCCCAAAATTGCACCCCATGTGGAAGCGCCACCTAGGCGGGGGGCACCCCTCCAGGCGCGCGTGGTCCACCCCCTACCCCCCGCTAGCCAGGTCCATTCCGTCCCGGCCGCGCCACCCCGTCCAACCACGCCAGCCGCCCTCACCCACCCATCCGGACAACCTCGTCCGTTTGGACATGTAAACATGTAATCAGCACAATGGACCCCGCTGCAGTGTCGCAGCGTTCACTACGTTACTGAAAGGTCCAACATGTCCAAGCAAACCGAACTCAAGACGGGCAACAGCAAAGCCAAGCGCGCCAGCGGCGCGGCCGTGTTCGCTGTCACGCAAGAATCCTTTGACGCCGCCTTCGAGGCGGGCCGCGCCTACGCTGGCGCCTACCATGCGGCGGCCGAGGCGCTGCAGCCCCTGCTCGCCCCGCTGTCCGGGCTGGCCACGGCCGAGGCGGTCGGCCAGTGGAAAGAGTACGCGCGGGCCTTTGCGCTGGGCATGGCCGAGGCGCGCGAGATTGACCCCGACAGCGCGCGCCGCGCGTTCAATCGCGTAACCGAGTACCTGGGCCTGTCCAAGCCCCAGACGCAAGCGGCGGCCGCCAAGCAAGCGGCGCGGGCCAAGGCGAAGCCGGCCGACGACGCGGGCGCCGAGGACGAGGATGGCGACGCCAGCCCCAAAGACGGCGCGGGCGCGAAGGCGGCCGCCAAGGTCAAGCTGGAGCTGTCCGGCATGGAAGCGCATCTCATCAGCATGCTGCGCGCGGGGAAGTTCACCCAGGCGGCTCAGGCCGTGGCCGACATGGCGGCCGCCGCGTAAACAGGTTTGCGGGGGAGACCCCGCTAGCTGAGCTAGCCCCGCCTCGCGCGGGGCTTTTTGTTGCCCGGCCCAATGGCTGGGCTTTGTCGCGTATACGGGTGGACGTTTGCGGGGTGATTTTGTAAACGGGTGGACGTTCGGACGGGGTGTCCGCTTGGTTGTCCCGGCTAGCAGGGCGATCTGTCCCGTACTTGTCCCAACCCCCGAACCCGCGCAAAGCCGCGCCCAGAGCCATTGTCCTGGTTGTCCCATGAATTTTCGGCGTGCGCGTCCAAAAAACTGAGTGCATGTGCGCACATGTGAGCATGGGCT